GGGCTGAACTCCGCTGCGCAGATGATTCCGATCTGGGCTCCCCAGCCGGGGCCGCAGACGGACCTCGTTACGTGCCCAGTTTTCGAAATCTTCTACGGCGGCGCCCGGGGAGGGGGGAAAACGGAGGCTTCCATCGGGGATTGGTTTTTGCACGCCGGCAAATATGGCGAACACGCCTCCGGCCTCTTCGTTCGGCGCAAGCTCACCCAGCTCTCCGACGCTATCAAGCGTTTCCGTCGGTACGGGAACAAAATCGGCGCGAACTGGCACGACCAGAAGAAAACCCTCACCATGCCAAATGGCGCGGTGCTGAAATTCGCCTATCTCGAGCGGGACGAGGACGCGGAAGAGTACCAAGGGCATGAGTACACCCGGATTTACGTGGAAGAGGCGACTAATTTCCCGTTTCCTGATCCGATCATGAAGCTGAAGGGCGCTTGCCGAAGCTCGACGGGCGTCCCCTGCGGAATGCGTCTCACGGGAAACCCTGGCGGCCCGGGGCATCATTGGGTAAAAGCCCGCTATATCGACCCCGATCCGAAGGGCTATAAAGTCATCACCACGAAGGAACTCATCGAAATCGCCGATGACCTCACCGTGGAGACTTTCATTGACCGGGTTTTCATCCCCGCGAAGCTGAAGGATAATCGGAAGCTGCTGGAGAATGATCCGGGGTATGTCCAGCGCCTTCGGGAAACGGGCTCCGCGGCTCTTGTCAAAGCATGGCTCGAAGGAGATTGGAATGGCGTTGATGGGACGTTTTTCTCCGAATTTGACGAATCGAAGCATGTGCTCTCGGGGAAACTCGTACTCCCCCGGCACTGGACTAAATTCCGTGCTATGGACTGGGGTTCTGCGGCGCCTTTCTCTATTGGGTGGTATGCGGTCTCCGATGGGGAAATCCTCGCCCCCCGAGGAGCCCTTATCAAATACTCCGAATGGTACGGATGGAACGGGCAGCCGAATAAAGGGCTGAAAATGTCCGCTGATGCGGTTGCTCGGGGGATCCTAAATCGGGAAAAAGACATGGGGGAGAAGATTTCCTATGGGATTGCCGACCCCTCGATCTTCTCGACGAATGGCGGGCCTTCGATTGCGGAAATGATGATGGTCGCCGGGTGCGGGTGGCTTCGCGGGGATAACGCCCGGCAAGCGGGCTGGGAGCAAATGCGAAAGCGCCTCGCGGCAGAGCCTGCTTTGCTGCTCTTCCACGATTCCTGCGAGCATACTATTCGCACTCTCCCCTACCTCCAGCACGACGATAAAAACCCCGAGGACCTCGACACCGACGCGGAGGATCACGCCGTGGACGAAACCCGCTACGCCGCGATGTCCCGCCCTGCAATCAAAGACAAGCCCAAGGAAAACGTCCTCGACTTGACGAAAGCCCGGTCGATGCCCACAATTAACGAACTGATCGCGCGCTCGAAGCGGGATCGCCTCCTAGCCGAGAATAGGTACTAACATGGCCGAATACGAAACCGAAGCTCCTGAGCACGAAGCCGGAGAAACCGCCGCCCAGGAAGACCTTGAGCGGGCGGAGAAGTATCTCGGGATGGTGAAAGACCGGGAGAGGCTCTTTGAGCAGGGCTGGTGGAAGCGTGCGGAAGAGAGTGAGAGGCTTTATTCTCAGCCGACGGGGCACGAAGGGGAGAAGTACAAGTCGGTTTATAACATCCTGTATTCGAATACAGAAGTGCTGGTTCCGAGCTTGTACTCCGCAACCGCCAAGCCCGATGTCCGGGTCCGGTTCAAAGACACCAAGCTGAAGCCGATTCCCGATGTCATCGAGCGGTTTCTTACGCTTTATACTGATTCGGCTGCCCCCGGAACCGAGTCCTTCGATGACGCGGTGAAGGATGCCGTTCTGTCCTCGCTCACCGCTGCGAGCGGGTGCCTGCGCCTGCGGTATTACGAAGACGCCGAATTCCCCCTACAGACGGAGAGCGTGGGATATCGGAACCTCATCTGGGGCTACGCGAAGAAGTGGGCCCGGACCCCCTGGATCGCCTTCAAGCATGAGCTTTCGAAGGACGAATTCCAAAAGCAGTTCAAGCTCTCCGAAGAGGAAATGGCCCTGGGCTATGCTTCGGTTTCGGCGGACTCTGGCACCGATTCCTCCGCGACAAAGCGCGCGGATTGTGTCGTCTTCGAATTCTGGCACAAGGCTTCGAAGACCGTTTGGTTTCTTTCCGAAGACTGGAAAGACAAGCTCGTTGACAAAAAGGATGATCCTTTCGGCTTGAGGGGGTTTTACCCGACCCCCGGACTCCTCCTGCTGACCCTGAAGCCGAACCAGATCGAGCCGGTTCCCTTGTACTGGTATTACCAAAACCAGGCCGAGGAGCTGAATCGTATCTCCACCCGGTTGAACAAGGTCATCTCTGCTATTCGCGTCCGGGGGGCCTATAACTCCCTGCTCTCCGGGGATATGGAAAAGATTCTCGCGGATGAGGAAATGGAGAATGGGCTGGTTCCTGCGGGGGAGTCCCTTGCTCTGATGCAGGGCGGGGGTTTTGACAAGAATATCTGGCTGCTCCCGCTCGACAAGCTCGTGCAGACTGCTGAGAGCCTTTACCGTGCCCGGGAAGCGATCAAACAGGTAATCTACGAACTCACGGGCATCTCCGACATCATCCGGGGCTCGAACGTCGCCTCGGAAACAGCTACCGCAACCCAAACAAAGGATAAATGGGGCACCCTCCGTCTCCGGAAGATGCAAACCGTTGTTGCAAACTATATCCGCGACCTTTTCCGCATCGCTGTTGACGCGGGGACAACCCAGATTCCCGCCGACCTCTGGAAGAAAATGATCCAGCTCCCAATTCCCACTGCCGAGGAGCAGGGTATTGCTAAACAACAACTCGCCTTCGAAGCCCAGCAAACCCAAGAGCGAGCCATGCTGGCGCAGCAGATGGGCCAACAGCCGCAGCCACCGAAACCGCCGAACCCCCAGCTTGTCGCTGCGGCACAAGGCCCCGCTATGGAGGAAATTCTCCAGCAGATTTCCTCCGACGTGGACCGAACCTTTACGATTAACATCCAAACCTCGTCCACGATTGATTTGGATACTGCCCAGGACAAGGGGGAAGTTTCTGAATTCATGAATGCCCTCGGGCAGATGCTGGCGGGACTTCAGCCGCTGATGAGCTTCGGCCCTCCGGGGGTGGAGACGATTAAGGCCCTCCTCTCGGCCGTGTGCCAGCGGTATAAGTTCGGTATCCCGGTGGTGGATATCATCGCCACGATCCAGCCCCCGCCTCCGCCCCAGCAGGGTCCAGATCCGAAGATGCAGGCGGAGATTCAGAAGATCAAAATGGAATCTGAAGCCCGGCAAAGGGAACTCCAGCAAGAGGCTCAAATCGCTCAGCAGGAAGCCCAACTTGCCGCGGCCGAACTTCAGGGAAAACTCCAACTCATGCAGGCCCAGCTCGACGCCAAGGCAAAAGAACTTGCCTTCAAAGAGCGCGAACTCGCCATGAAGGAAGAACTCGCGCAAGCGCAACATCAACGGGCGATGTTGACTGCTACGATGGCCCCGGCTACAGTTCAGTCCAAACCCCGGAGCCAAAATGCCCCTGTACGACGTTGAGTGCAAAAGCTGCGCATCTCGCGATACCGTCTTTCGGAAGATTGACGAGCGGGATGTGCTGCCGGCGTGCGGGTGCGGCGGGGAGTTTGCGCGGATTATCTCCGCGCCGATGCTGGCCTCGGTGCAGATCGACCCCTTCATTTCCCCCGGGACCGGTGAGGTCATCACCTCGAAAACCCAATACCGCGAAGACCTGAAACGCTCCGGGGCAATCCCCTGGGAGCCGGGTCTGAAAGAGCAAATCGCCCGGAACAAACAACACGCGCAGGATAAAGCCTTCGCCCCCATCGCCGCGAAAGTTGACGAATATGTCTCAGCCGCGGTTTCCCTTGGCCGATTGGAGACCTAATCATGAACGAAGAAAACGATACCTCGCTGGATGGAATGGACACCGCGGCTTACGCTGCGGAGATTGCCGGCGACCTGGGATTTGGCGCTGACTCTGGGGAAAAAGCCCCCGTAGACGAGCCCGCCGATCCTGATCCCGCCGCCTCCCCGCAAAATGCTGCCGACGGCCCGTCCCCCGGAACTGCCGCCTTCGACGCCATGCCAAAAGCGTGGAAGAAGGAAATGGAAGCCCATTGGGCTCGCCTGGACCCCGAAGTCCGGAAATACGTCAACTCCCGGGAAGCCGATGTCTCCCGCGGGATTCAAATGTACCAACAAGGCCATTCCGCGTGGAATCGCCTGTTCTCCCCCTACCAGCAGATTTTCGCTGCGCACCCGAATATCGACCCGGTTCAACTCCTCCAAGGAGTAATGAACCAGCATATCCAAATGGCTCAGGGCACCCCCGAGCAAAAGCGGAACCTCGCCGCCCAAATGCTGAAAAGCTACGGGCTGGAGTTTCCCACCCAAGCGCCCCAGGTTGACCCGGGGGACATTACCCAGCATCCGCAGTTCCAAGCGATGCAAAAGCGCGTTGACCAGATGGAGTCGATTTGGGCCTCCGCCCAAAACGCCGCCCAGCAGCAGGCTTATACCAAGAGCCTGTCCGAGGTCGAGGCTTTCGGTTCTGACCCGAAGAACCCCCATTGGAATGATGTAGTCGAGGACGTTCTCCTCCTACTGAAGAAAGGCGCGGCGAGCACCCTCCCGGAAGCCTATGATATCGCCTGCTTGCGGAATCCTGCTGTCAAGGCGAAAATCCTTGCGGCGGCGAACACCCCAGCTCCGACTCCGAAAGCGGCCTCTTTCCCCAACATCAACGGCTCCGTTACTTCCCCCCGAGCGCGCAAGCTCTCGATGGACGAAACGATCAACGGCGTCATCGCGAAACACTATTCTTCTCATTAAGGACTGAGCTAAAATGGCTTCTCCCAACACCGTCTTCACGGAAATTGTCGCAACGACTTTCCGTAACCATTCGAGCGAAATCTCGGATAACTTCACCAAGCACAATGCTCTCTACCGGAAGCTCGCCAAGGGCGGGAAGGTTCGGAAGGAATCCGGCGGCTACTCGATTGTGCAGCCCCTGGAATACGCCGCGAACGGGACCTATCAGCGTTACAGCGGTTTCGACGTGTTGAATGTCGCCCAAAGCGATGTCTTCAGCGCGGCGGAATTCAACTGGCGCCAGATTGCCCTGAATGTGGTCAGTTCGGGCTATGAACTCCGGGTCAACGCCGGCCCGCAGCGGATCGCTAATTTGGCGAAAACTCGCATCCGGAACGCTATCAACACGTTCGCGAATAACTTCTCCGCGGATATGTACGGGGATGGCACCCTCCCGAACCAAATCGACGGCCTGCAGAAGTTGGTCGCTGACGCGGGCACGGGCACGGTCGGGGGCATTAATTCCTCGACCTGGGGCTTCTGGCAAAACACGGTGCAGTCGGCCGCGGCTCCGTTGCAAGGTGGCGGCGCAATCACCCCGTCGGGCACTGCGGGCATCATGGAATCCCTGATGATCCCCCTGCAGATGCGCCTGACCCGGGGCAATGACAAGCCTGATATGTGGGTCGCGTCGGATGACTATTTCACCTTCTACGAAACCGGCCTGGTCAGCCAAAAACGCTACGTCGACGAAAACGAAGCGAATGGCGGGTTCATGTCCCTGCAGTTCAAGGGCGTGCCGGTGTTCTTCGACGGTGTTTCGGGGATGCCCGCGGCCCATATGTACGCGCTGAATACGAACTACATCGAACTGGTGGTTCATTCGGAAGCGAACCTGACCGTCATGTCGGAAGCCAAGCCCTACAACCAAGATGCGGTTGTCGTGCCGGTTATCTGGATGGGCAATATGGTGGTTTCGAACCGCTCCCTGCAGGGTGTGTTGAAGGCTTAATCCCCTTCCCCTCATCAACCTCTTTCAAAGGAAAAATCATGCGTCTCGCACCTATCAATGGGCTGGTCGGCAGTGCGCTCGACTTCAGCACTTCTGACGAATACTCCACCACTGGCGGTGGTACGTCGGGTTATACCGGGATTGCCCCGGGAACCATGATCCAAGCGGCTCCGACCGACGGGGTTATCACCACCGCAAGTGTCCCGAACTGGGGCGTTTGCGAACTGGTCTACGCTCTGAACACCAGCGCGACGACTTTCCTCCCTGGAAAGGTTGTCACCATGGACAAGAATTTCGCTATCGCGGAAGTCGCGTCTACTGCTGGCATGGGCAAGCCGGTTTGGGTCACCCTGACGAACTTCTCGGCGGGGAATGTCACCCCGCAGGGCGGCTGGGTTATCCGTAGCGGTATCTGCCCGGTGACCTTCTCCGTCGCGGCGACTACCGGCGCGGTGTATATTGGCACTGCGGGGAATGCTACGCCGACCCTGGCTGCGGGAAAGCAGATCCTGAATGCCACGACCCTGATCGCGGCTTCGGGCTCCTTCACCCGCTCGGTTACCACCTACACCGGCAAGAGCTTCGTGTTGACTGGAACCAATGCGGGCATGTTCGTGGGGCAAGCGATTTCCGGCTCGGGCATCCCCGCTTCCTCGGTTATCTCCTCGATCGACCCGGGCGGCACGGGGGTGTATATCGGCTCGGCCGTGGGCACCCTGGTGACTGCCACCGCCAGCGCCACCGTGACGGGTACCTTCACCCACACGGGTTACGGCATCGTCCAAATCGACCGCCCGATTGCCCAAGGCAATATCACCTAATCGGGCTTCGGGGAAAGAGTTGCGGCTGCCCGCCGCAGTCTCCCGGTGAGGGCAGACGACAAAACGGCTCTTTCCCCATTTTTCTGGAGATTCTAAATGGTAGTAGATAACGAAAAGCCGCCATACATCACGTTTGAGACGCGCTCGGTTGAAGACCGCTCGGCAAGTATTGCCGCGGGGCATTATGTCGCGAAGGATGTGATCTACGCGGTTGTGACTCGCCCCGGTTCGAGGGATTCCTTCGATGCGGAAGCGGAAAACTACGGGAAAAACCTCTTTCGTCAGGCGAACGGGGGGATTGTCCCGATGGCTTGGTCCGAAGCCTACAACCGGGCTCTTGAAGCCTTCAAGAAGAACGAAACTCTCCCGGAAACCGGGACTCCGATTAAGGGCTGGCAGCTCCTACCCCCGGCTGCCCAGCAGCAAGTAATCCGCGCGGGTTTCCGCACGGTCGAAGACCTCGCCGCAGGCGGGGAAGCCGAAATCCAAGCAATCGGCATGGGAGCTATCTCCTGGCGGGAAAAAGCCCGGACTTGGCTCGCTGAAGCGAAGACCCTCGGGGTGACCGCGGAAAAGATGGCTGACCTCACCCAGAAGGTGGCTGACCTCACTGCGCTAACCCAGCGCCTCCTCGACGAAAACAAAGCTCTCAAGGACGCTTCCGAGCCGAAAAAGCTCGCAACTCTCAAATAAGGAAGAGGCATGGGCACCCGAACAGTTCTCGAACTCGTACAGGAATTCTGCGGACTGCGCGGGTTGCCCGTGCCCTCTGCTTTGATGGGGGCGACGACTGCCTCTGTCGTGCAGTATCGGGCGCTTTTGAATGAGACCCTGAGGGAAGCGATCGCTTATGAATGGCCCGAAGTAAAGATTCAAACAACTTTCACCAGTGTGGCGACGGCAAATCAGGGGGAGCTGGAAACCCTCTTTCCCGGCTTCGTTGGTTTGGTGAAAGACTCCATGTGGATGTCCCCCCAGGTGATCCCAATCCGCGGGCCTCTCACAGACAGCTCCTGGGCCGCCCTCACCGCGTTGGGGATTGCTGGGCCTCCGTATTCCTTCTGGCTGTCGGGGGGTTCGATTTATTTCACTCCAACGCCTCCCGCGGGGAACACCGTAACTGCGGTCTACACCACGGAGTATAAATACCTCAACGGCGCTACCCCAAAAAGAGAGCTTACGGAGGACTCCGATATCTGCATCGTCCCCGACCGGGTCATCCTCGCGGGGTTGCAAGCCTTCTGGGCGAAAGCGAAGGGGCTTTCCGATTGGGAAAAAGACCTCGCCCGATTCCAATCCGCAGTTTCGCAGACTCTTGCGTCATCTCTTCCCACTTTCAACCTCGGGGATTCCAACATGAAAACTGGCCCTCGGATCTTCATCCCGCCGGGTTCCTGGCTGACTTGATATGGGAACCTCCCGAATTGCCCGTCTGCCGCCTCCGATTGGGGGCTTTACCACATCCCAGGCTTTCATGCAGATGAAGCCCCTGAATGCGGTAATGTTGCAGAATTTCTATCCGTACCCCGATCGCCTCCAACAGCGAGAAGGGTATTCCGAGCATGTGACGGATTTCACGGATACCCCCTATCGTCTCTGGAACTACAGCACCGGGGCGGGCGTGGATAAGCTCTTTGCAACGACTGACGCGGGGATTTACGACGTGACCACCGCCGGGGCGATGCCCTCCCCCGCGATTGCCCTCACGAATGGGAAAACCTCCGCCGTGAACATCTCCACGGGGGCGGCTTTTTACTTTATCTCCGTCAATGGGACGGATGATTTGGTGAAGTATGATGGCTCGACCTGGAGTTCTGTTGCGACTTTCGGAACTCAGGCGACGGATGAACTCTCCTACGTCGAAGTCTATCGGCAGAGGCTTTTCTTCGCCATCAAAAACACCCTGAGCCTGTCGTATCTCCCGATTAACTCCATTTCCGGAACCGCCACGACGTATCCCCTCGGGGCGATTTTCCGCCAAGGGGGTTCGATCATCGCGCTGGGGACTTGGACGCTCGACGGGGGAAATGGCCCGGAGGACCAACTCGCGGTGGTTAGTTCGAAGGGGGAAATTGCGGTGTTCGCGGGGAGCGATCCGGGGAATGCGGCTTCCTGGGGCCTGCGCGGGGTGTATTTCATTGGAAAGCCTCTCGGGGAGCGCCCGCTGTCGAAGTACGGCGGGGATTTTCTGTTGTTGAGCGAGAATGGGCTCTATCCGCTATCCAGCGCGGTGCAGTCCAGCTCCATCGACCGCTCCCGCTCGGTTACGGAAAACATCCGCCAATATTTCAACGACAACGCCCGGGATTATGTTAGCTTCGAGGGCTGGCAGGTTTTCGCCATGCCCGATATCCCTCTTCTTTTGGTGAATATCCCCTCCGAGCCGAATCGCACGCAGGTGATTATGCATGCCCAGACAGGTGCCTGGGGGACGCTCTTTGGTTGGAACGCCTATTCCTTCGCGCGGGTGGGTTCGAGTGTGTATTTCTCGGTTGCGGATGCGGTCTATAAGATCGGGGGAGTTTCTGATAACGGGGCGAATATCACCTCGACCTTCATCCAGTCGCATACGGATTTCGGCTACCCCCTGGCGAAGCAAGTAACGGACATCAAACCCTTCTTCATCACGGAGGGGAATTTCACCTACACGATGGGCGTGACGAACGACTTTAACGAGATCGCCTCGACGACCTCGATTGCGAAGACTGACCTCGCCGCGTCATCTCTGTGGGGCTCCGCCATCTGGGGAACCGCCGTCTGGGGGGGAACCGAAACAAACGTCCAAGGCTGGGAAACGATCCCGGACACTTTTTCCGTGTTCAAAGCTTTCTACCTTCAGATTTCCGGGCAAATCTCCAGCGTGCAATATCTCGGTGCGCAACTCCAATACCAGCCCGGGGCCTATCCCTTCGATTGAACACCCGGGCTTGCTCTAGCCCCTGGGGACTGGTAAAGTCCCCATCACTCCCTCGGGCGACACCTGGGGGGTAATTTCCCGAGGTCATCTTTCCCTCGGATGTTTACCCCCTAAGGAACCCGAATGGCTGTTAATAACGATCCCCTCTTCGCTTTTGAGCGGAACCTGACGCAAGAGCAAATTGCGCAGATGCTGGCCCTGCGGAATAATCCACAGCAACGCTGGGACACTCCGAATGGAACGATTCTCTCCGAGCGGGGAGGCGCACTCCCGGGGCAGTTCGGGCCGGAGATTCGGTTCGATCCGCGGCAGGTTCAACGAGGGACTTCCGTCGGCGCTGATGCGGAGTACATGGACGACCCCACGGGGGCGGGTGATTGGGGAATTTCCCAAGCCCGCAACATCTCCAACTTCGGCAATAACGACTTCTCAGGCACCTGGGACGAGAACGGGAATTGGACGGGGTATAACTCCGGCATGACCGGCGGCCGGATGGTGGGGAATCTGGGGATGATGGCAGCGGGCGGGGCTTATACCAATGGGGGCTTCGGTGATCCGGGGAGCGCCGGCGCGCTTGGGATGCCCACGGCCGAGCAGGCCTCTTTTCTCGAAGCCAACGCTGGAGCGTTTGCTCCTGGCGGGGAAGTCGCTGCCGGCTACGGATCAACCTGGGGCGTGGGCGCAGACGGAATCATTGGCTCCGGGGCGACGATGGGGGCAGATGGCACCCCGCTGAATCCCCAAGGGACCCCGCCGGGAGGAAACCCACCTGGAGGAAACCCCCCAAATGGCACGCCTCCTGGCGGCAACCCTCCGACCACGACTCCCCCTCCGGCGAATTCGGCCCCGTTCGATCCGACGAAGCTCTTGACTGACCCTAACGTCATTAAGACGGGGGTCGCTCTCGGGGGGACGCTTCTCGCCGATAAGGGCGGGAATAACAGTACCGACCTCTCCCAAGTCAAGCCCGCCGACCTCTTCCAAACGATGAATGCCACGGGGCAGCAGAACTGGCAGAACCAGGTCGCGGCCTCTCGGTATAACGTCACCAACCCGAACGGCTCCTCGACCTGGAGCCAGACCCCGAATTTCAACCAGCAGGGTTTCGACGCCGCTATGGCGCAGTGGCAGGCTGCGGGGAACCCGAACATGCCCCAGCCCACCCGGGAGCAGTTCACCTCTCAGCAGTGGACGAATAGTTCGACGCTCTCCCCGCAAGCCCAGACCCTTTACGACACGCAGCGGAATAACCAGCAATCCGCTGCGAGCAATTTGTCGAACCAGTTTTCGACCTACGCGACAAATGCGAATAAGGGAGTTGATACCTCGGGGATTCCCGGCTACCAATATGGGGCCGATTCCCAACAGCAAAAACAGGTCAACCTCGGGGCTGCACCGAAATACGGCCAGATCCAAGGACCGGGTGCGATGGGGAATCCCGAGTTTGGGGATATCACCCGGGGGGCTCTTGTCTCGAACGTCGGGGAAACGGCCCGGGATTGGGCGGGGCAGGTTCAGCCGAAGCTGGATAGCTATTCCGACCGCCTCGCTGGGATGGACCCCTGGGCTTTTGATGACAAGGGCTCCGACGCGATGTACGGGATGCAGACCCGCTACATGCTGCCCCAGCAGGAGCAAGAGCGGAAAGCCCTGGAGAACCGTCTCGGGGAGCAGGGATTTGTCCCGGGGACTCCCGCTTACGAACAGGCCCTGCGGCAGGTTAGTGATTCCCAGGCGCAGGCCCAAGCGCAGGCCCGGGATGCCGCCACCCTCGCCGGGAGGCAATACGGAGATCAGGCTTTCGACAACCAAGCCGGGGCGCTGAATAGCGCAATCGCTGCGCAGCTCGGCTTGGGGAATCTCGGCATCGCCACGGACAAGAACGCCTTTGACCAAAAGTTGGCGAATGCGAATCTGAGCAATACCGCCCAGGGGCAAGACTTCAACCAGCAGAATGTTCTCTCCGAGCAGCAGTTCAAAGAAGGCATCGCCGCAAACGATGTCGTGAAGAGCCTCTTCGGCATGAACATGGATGCGGCGAACTCGAATAACAAGTGGTCCGCGCAGAGTTTTGATGATCTGCTCCGGGGAACGACGACGAATAATGCTGCGATTTCCGGGAACAACCAGAATTCGCTCGATCGAGCGACGTTGAACAATAACGCGGTGACGAATGCGAACACTAACGCCCGCGAGAACTTCACCACGAACACCAACGCCCAGCGAAACGTCTTCACCGATTTGAACAACATTGCGAACAAAGACCCGACGATGAATGCCCCGGGGCCGGGGATTACCAACGTGCCCGGGCAGCAAACGCCGGATCTTTCCGCGTTGCTCCAGCAGTATTTCGGGAACAACGTGGACCTGGCGAATCAAGACACCGCCTCCTATAACGCAAACATGACGGCTCTCTCGAACTTCCTCGCTTCTATGTTTGGAGGTAAATAATGGCTGGCGCTCTGATTAACTCTCCGGCCATCACTGGCCCGGGGGATTCCCTCCAGCAGTTTGAAGACCCGATTGAGCTGATGCAGGCCAAGCGGAAGCAGGAGATTGCTCTCGCGCTCCTGAAGCAGCTTCAAGGGGGGCCTCCGCAACCGCAGCAAACGCGGATTCTCGCAAAAACTCCGCTAATGTCCACGCTGCTCCATGCGGGCTCGCAGGGAATGGCGGCGAATCGTCTTGCCGAGGCGGATGCCCAGATTGGCGATATCACCCGGCAGCAGCAGGAAGCCTATTCCCAAGGTGCGGGCGAACTCATGGGGGCGCAGGACCAGCGCGCAGCAATCGCAAAAGCAATGGCCTCCAAGAATCCCCA